TAAATGTCGTGCAGCGGAGTCCTGGATCAAGGATGTCATGCTAAATGCTGGCGAAAAGTCTTGGAGTTTGCGTCCAACCAAGGAGCCGGATGTTCCTGACGAGTTTCGTGATGAAATTATTGAGACTGTTGTGATCGAAGCAGCTGAAGCTGGTCTCGAAGATGGTCAATTTGAGCCTCAAGTAGTCAAAGTCCGCATGGAAGAGATCTACGAAGAGGTTAAAAAGCGTCTAAAGCACCAGGTACAAGAGTCTGCCATGAAGATGGAAGACCGTATTCTGGATAAAATGCAGGACGCAAAGTTCAACGACATCATGTCTGAGGTCATTTATGACTTCGTTACCTTCCCAACTTCGTTCGTAAAGGGACCGATTGTTCGCAAGAAGAAGAAAATGGGCTGGGGTAAGAACTGGACACCCAAGGTTGAAGAGGCAATTGTTGAAGATTTCGAGCGTGTTAGCCCGTATGACATCTTCCCATCGCCAAATGCTACCACTTGCCAAGACGGATACATCATTCAACGTCATCAATTAACCCGTGGTGACTTGGATTCTATGCGCTCAGCGCCTCAATTCGATAAAGAAGCAATTGAACAGGCGCTATATGACTACGGTAATCGCGGTATCCGCGAGATGATCCAGTCAGATTCTGAAAGAAATCTCCTACAAGGGCGCAATAACTCGCTGTCTGGCACCGATGTGATAGAGGCAATTGAGTTTTGGGGTCCTGTTTCTGGTCGTATGCTCGAAGAATGGGGCATGGATGGCTTGGATGAGTACAAAGAGTACGAAGTAAACGTGTGGATCTGTGGCGAACATATTCTAAAAGCTGCACTAAACGTCGATCCTTTGACGCGCCGTCCATACTCAAAGGCAAGCTGGGAGGCGATTCCTGGCGCGTTCTGGGGTTTAGGCTTACCAGAGATGATGCGAGACGTGCAAAGCGTTTGTAACGCAGCAGCTCGCGCCCTAGCTAACAATATGGGCATTGCTTCTGGTCCTCAGGTAGAGGTGTCAGTAGACCGACTGCCAGATGGCGAAGATTTGACACAAATGTATCCATGGAAGATATGGCAGACAACTTCTGACCGCACAGGTGGTGGTCAACGTGCTGTTAACTTCTTCCAGCCAAATATGAATGCCGACACGTTATTGAATGTGTATCAGTTCTTCCAGAAGGTATCTGATGAAGTGACTGGCGTACCTAACTATGTGTATGGCAGCGCGAATGTATCAGGTGCTGGTCGTACCGCTTCTGGTTTATCGATGCTGATGGAAAACGCGGCTAAAGGCTTGAAGCAAGCAATCCTCAGTCTGGATGGTGCTGTGAGTAACGTAATTCACCGTCTGTACGATCACATAATGATCTATGATCCAGATGACAGCATTAAAGGCGATATGCAGATTGTTCCAGCGGGTGTCGTTGGTACGCTTCTGAAAGAGTCAGTACAGGCTCGTCGTAATGAGTTCTTGCAGATGACAGCTAACCCTGTTGATCTACAAATCATGGGTCCTGCTGGACGCGCTGCGCTTCTTCGTGAGGCGGCTAAGGTGCTGAATATGGATGTTGATCAGCTTGTTCCAGATCCTAAGGATATCAAGGAGCAGCAGAAACAGGCAGAAATGCAGCAACAAGCCATGCTTGAAGAACAAATGATGGCGCAACAAGGCGCTCCAATGGATCAACAACTACCAGTAGAGGGTATGTAAATGGGTAAATTAGCTAACTTAGCTGGCGGTTTTGCTGGCGGCTTTATACAGGGCAAACGCGCAAAGAAAGCAGACGAACGTGCTGAAACTATGGATAAGGCATACGCTACTATCATTGATCAGATGGGTGCAAAAAAATCGTCGCAACCTGTTGAAAATGCAGTGGTTACGGCGGATACTAAGGGCGCAACAAGCACTTCAGATCCAGATGAGGAGTCTGTAGTAAGTGCGTTTAAGGATGGCGGCATGGTCGGCTATTCAGAAGGCGGTACAGTTGGTGAGTTACCAATGGGCTGTCGAATGGCATGGCAACGTCAGAGCTTTAAGAAGAAGCAATGAATTTAGATCAGAAAACTCGGGATGCAATTTATCGTTTGGGCAATGACGATGATTTCCAAGTTTTCCTACAGTATTTAGCAAAGCTGCGTGATGAGCGGCTTGTCGAGCTGGAAGACGCTACGGTAGCGCTCCAGGTCAATAAGTTGCAGGGCTACTGTCAATCACTACGCGACATTGCTAGGTTGTGCGAACGAAAGTAAGCACTTTTTTTAACTACGCCGAGAATACCGGATCGTAGTGAGAGAATACCGTTTGGCTCTCTTGCGTAAGGATCGGCTCACGGAGTTTTAGATGCCCACAAAGCGTAATAGAAACATTGAGAAGCAAGAGCAAATTGCTGATGAGATGTACCAGAAAGTGTACGGGAAAACCGAAGATGCGGCTCCTGTAGAAAGCAACGAAGGTGAGGAATCACTACCTGTTCAAGCAGAATCGGAAGCACCAGCAACCGAAGACGCTCCAGTAGAAGAGGCGCAAGCTGAAGCTGCGGAAAACGTCGAGGAAGTAAAGGCGGAAGAGAAAGCACCGGAACCCAGAAAAGATGACTGGGAGCACAAGTACAAAGTGTTGCAGAACAAATACTCGGCAGAAGTGCCGCGTTATGCAGCTGAGATTCGAGAACTCAAAGCTGAGATCAAGAGTCTTAAAGAGGAAAGTGTTAAACCAGCCCCGACCCCTGAAGCGTTTAGCTCGCTAAGCCCAGAAGAGATCGAGGAATATGGTGAGAAGTTTGTTGATTTTGTGAAGCGCGCAGCCAGAGATGGTGTACCGCAGAGCAGTGATAATGTTAACGAGCTGAAAGAATCCGTAGAACAGATGCGAAAAGAGCAAGATCAGATTGCTCTACGTCGTTTCATTGATGAACTGAATGGTCTCGCTCCACAATGGCGCGATTTGAACGAAGACGAAGGGTTTTTGGACTTTTTACAAGGATTCGACCCTTACAGCGGACAGCCGCGACAAACATTGTTCGATCGTGCTTATGACGAGCGTGATGCTTATCGGATTGCACACTTCTTTAATGATTACCATGGGCAGCAAGAGCAACAGCCTCAAGAGCCAAAACCGAGCCTGGAGCCACAGGTAACGCCGAAAGTAACCGGCAAATCAGCTCCACAAAAAGGCAAGAAGGTTTACAGCACAGCAGAGGTCGCTCGTTTTTACGACGACATGCGACGCGGTAAATATTCATCGGATGAGGCGGCGAGGATTGAGCAAGATATATTCGCTGCACAAGCCGAAGGCAGATTTCGGTAAGCAGCTGACACTTTACGTTTAAGAGGTAAACACAATGTCAGTTTCAGTAACTTCAGGTTATTACACTTCGGGTAGTACCGCAGACGCTTACTCAGGTAAGTTCATTCCAGAAATTTGGTCTGGCAAGCTCCAGGTTAAGTTCTATCAAACCACCGTTTTGTCTGAAATCACCAACAACGATTGGGAAGGTGAGATTAAGGACCAAGGCGATAAAGTAGAGATCCGTACTGTTCCTACTATCACCATTAACAACTACACCAAGGGTGCAACTCTTGCGAATGAAGTTCCTACCAACGAAGTAATCGAATTGAACATCGATAAAGGTAAGTACTTCTCAACTGTTGTTGATGACGTGGATGACGTTCAGTCAGATCTTAAATTGATGGACATCTTCACTAACGATGCTTCACAGCAAATGAAGATCAATATCGATACTGACGTATTGGCGGGCATGGTTGCTGGTGCAGCTTCTGCCAACAAGGGTGATACCGCTGGTGCTATCTCTGGCGACATCGATCTTGGTGATCAGGCTGCTTCAACTCCAGCTTCTGTAAACATCACTAAGACCAACGTGATCGACAAGATCATTGACATGGGTCAGTGTTTGGACGAGCAGAACGCTCCTGAAGATGGTCGTTGGTTGGTTATCCCAGCGTGGATGGCTGCATTGATCAAAACTTCGGATTTGAAAGATGCGTCTATAACTGGTGATTCAGTTACTCCATTGCGTAACGGTCGCCTCGGTATGATCGATCGCTTCACCTTGTATGTATCTAACTTGTTGCCTACCACTACTGGTGCAACTGACGGTACTTCAACTGGTCTGAAAGGTTTCTCAGTATTCGCGGGTACTCGTGACGCTGTAACCTTTGCTTCACAGATCACCAAAATGGAGTCGCTACGCGCTCAAACCACTTTCGGTAACATCGTTCGTGGTCTGAATGTTTACGGCTACAAGGTATTGAAGCCAGAAGCTCTTGTTGAAGGTTTCTTCAGTAAGTAAGCGAGTTTGGGGGAGGGTAATCCTCCCCCTTCTTCATTGGGAGGTGGGGAATGCTTTTGAGGAATAAACGTACTGGATTTGTGTATGCCTACACCAAGGCGCTAGCAACAGATTCTGAGTATGAGATCTGGACCGAAGAAGAGGCAAAAGAGGAGCCTGTCGAAAGTCCGCCGAAGAAGCGCGTTGTTCGCAAGAAAAGGGCTACTAAAAATGGCAACACTGTTCAGCAAGGTGATAAGTGACTCCAGGGTTGATCTTAACGACACTGGTTCTACCCGTTACACTGACGCACAATTGATTGGTTATGCCAACGATGGCGTAAGAGAGATCAAAAAAGCGCGTCCAGACTTGTTTTTTGGTTCCTATTCTTCTGCATTATCGACTTATGTAAGCACCGATAATGTTCCATTTGATGATTTGTATGTTGCGTTTCTGAAGGATTACGTCACTTTCCGCGCTGGCTTGCGTGATGACGAAGAGAATTCAGCGCAACGATCTGTGGCTTTCTTTAATCGATTTAAAGGCGGGTTACAGTCGGCATGAGTACATATAGCGATTTCCTCGATTACGTCATGCCCGATGTTCCAGGTTGCACCACGCAGCTGGCGGAGCATGAGATTCGTAATGCTTGCATCGAGTTCTGTGAAAAGACTCTGATTCTGCAAGTCGATCACGACCCAATCACAATTGTGGCTGGCATCGTTGATTACGATCTTGATCCTCCAAAGAACACTCTGGTGACTAAGGTGATGAAGGCTTGGTACAACTCGCAAGAGCTGACTATGGCTGCACCTGATGACATCAATAAGGCGGAAGTCTATAACCGTCTGTTTACCGGCGCCGATACTGGGCGTAACGATCCACGTTATATCCTGCAAAAAGATGAGCGCCGCGTTTCTGTTTTCCCTATCCCACAAAGTAAGTCTGCTAACGGTTTAACGCTACGGGTTGCTCTAAAGCCTTCTCGCGCTTCAACCACAGTCGATAGCCTGATCTTCGAGGACTACGCAGAAGTCATTGGAAGTGGCGCTAAAGCGCGTCTGATGATGTCTCCTGGTAAGCCTTGGTCTGAGGCAAACCTTGCGGCTGCTGAAATGTCGCTATTCAAGCAGGGAATCAATGATGCTAGATCTCGCGCTGTTCGAGGTCATATGCGTTCTGATATTAGCGTTAAGCTGCGGAGGATCTGATGGCTTTTGACAAGATCACAATGACTCAGGGCGATACTGCTCCGCAGGTCCGCCTAACTTTTACAGAGCAAGATACTGGCAATCCGTTAAATCTAACTGGTGGCACGGTAAAGTTGTTCTTTCGTGCAGTAGGTGCGGACACTAATACATTTGAGCATAGCTGCTACATCAATCCAGCTACGGCAACCACAGGTGTTGCGATCATTAACTGGCAGACTGGTCAGTTAAATGTCGAGCCTGGTGAGTATTTAGGGCAGATCGAGGTAACTCGTGCTTCAGGTCAGATCGAGACAATCACTGACAAGATGAAGTTCAAGATCTTGGAGCAATACGGGTGATATTAAGTCCGCCTGAGCTAATTGCAGCGCTCAAGGCGACTGTTGAGCGCGTTAATGCGTTAGACACTTCTGCCGCGCAGATAGCAAAGCTCGATGTAGCTCAAGAGCTGGGTCGATTCCTTATCGAAGCTAGGTACCTAGATAACTTCAATGTTGATGATGGTACAGGCGCAATAGATACCTTCTCGTTAGCGTTCTTTAAGTTCCTGACAGACAGTGCCAGCTTTGCTGAGAAAGCGGTTATTGAGTTCCAGAAGGTCCTCAATGAGACACCGACATTCTCTGAAGCACACTTTATGGATTTCCATAAGACGCTGGTCGATTCAGCAGCTGCTACAGATTCACATGAGAAGAATGTTTCGAAGCCACTTTCTAACGCATTCTCGATGACAGATGACGATACGCTGGCGTTTGGAAAAAATGTTGCAGAAACGCCGACAGTCGCAGAAACTCACTATTATGATTACGGCAAGCCGCTTTCTAATGCGGCATCGATGTCGGACGACGACACACTGGCATTCGGAAAATTTACTGTAAATACAGCAACTTTCTCGGATACAGATTACAATTTCGCTATAGGTAAAACGCTGGCTGACACGGTTGGCGCTACCGATGACTTAGATGGCGCTGCTTCGATCTTAGACGATCAAGAAATGCAGTTCGTTAAGGTCACCACAGACACAACTACGATAGCTGAAACTTTCTATCGTCAGATTGCTTTCACCAGATCCTTCGCTGATAACGCAGGGCTTACTGATTCTCAGGTACTAACTCCAGGGAAAGTCTTGAATGAAGCGCCAGCACTGACTGACACGCTTTATTTCGACAACAGTAAATACCTTTCGGAATTGCCTACGGTATCAGAAAGTATTGCACTCACTTTTACAATCGCTCCTTTTAGCGATTCTGCCAGCGTTACAGATTCGGCAGATGTTGTTCCTAATAAGGTCGTTTTAGATACAGCCTCGTTTACCGACGCGGGGTCGTTGCGGAGTCAGGGTTATGCTGATTTCACTTACTTTGCGGAAGATTATGTCGGGGCTTCCAGAACTTTTAGCTAGGAGATCGTTATGATTAACGAAAACTTGAAGCTCTCGGGTCAGTTGAACATTGTCTTGAAAGACAAAGACGGCAACGTGAAGGACACCCGTGAGGTAAAAAACCTTGTCGTACAGAAAGGTCTTGAATTTATTGCAAACCGCATGGTTCTTGATAGCGGCGACACTGGCGGTAAGGGCGTAATGTCACACATGGCATTGGGTTCTGGCGGCGCTACTGCGGCATCAGCTGGTCAAACAGATCTAACTACTTTGTTGGGTTCACGCGAAGCGCTGGATTCAGCTGCACAAGTAACAGGTTCACTACACAAGGTTGAGTACACCGCTTCATTTGAAGCTGGCGACGCAACAGGTGCGGTAACAGAGGCTGGCATCTTCAATGCTGCGACTTCTGGCGACATGCTTTGTCGTACTACCTTCTCAGTGGTTAACAAGGCTGCGGACGACACCATGTCTGTAACTTGGACCATTACGTTGGCTGCATCTTAATCCAGCGGTAGGAGGGCGATCTAATGTCTACGATTACTATTCGATCTACCAAAGGATCACCTCTTACAAACACTGAGGTTGATAACAATTTCTCTAACTTGAATAACGACAAGGCGGAGAAGAGCAACAACCTCAGTGACCTAACAAATACAGCTACTGCTCGTACCAACATCGATGTCTACTCGAAAGAAGAAGCAACGAACGAAGCGATAGCTATGGCGATTGCACTGGGGTAAGACATGGCTTTTAAATCAGCAGTATCTGCAAGCATCGGAACATCAGGCAGTCCGTCTACTGTGACTCCAACGGTTTCATCCGGTGCAACTGCAACAATCATTGGTCTTTCATTTGCCAATACAACTTCTACCAACCAGACCGTATCAGCCAAGCTGAATAAAAGCGGTGGCTCATCGGCGTGCTTGGTTAAAGACGCATCGGTTTTACCTGGTGGTGCGCTGGCTATTGTTGGCGGCGATCAGAAAGTCGTACTCGAAGCTGGCGATTCTATTACTGCGTATGCCAGCAACGCTTCAGCAGTAGACACTGTAATCTCGTATCTATCGTAGGAGTAGGTCATGGCTTATATCGGTAACGGTCCATATCAAGGCGTACTGACTGGCGGAAACATCCAGGACGGTTCAGTACAAACTGCTGACATCGCAAATGATGCGGTTACTACCGTAAAAATTGCTGATGGCTCTGTAACTGCTGGAAAACTTGCAGCAGGTGCAGCAGTGCCTGATCAAAGTGGTAACAGTGGTAAGTACCTAACTACAGATGGTTCTACATCGTCATGGGCAGACATCGGCACTACATTTCCTTTTTATAAAGCAGACGGCTCGGCAGACACTATTGCCATAACAAACGCACAATTTCCGTTCTACAAAGCAGACGGCTCAGCAGACAATATAGGAGTTAGCTAATGGCGGACGTAAAACTTGTTAAATCAATTTATACAGGAAACGATGTAACTGCTTTAGGCGAAGTAACATCATCAGATACTATCGCACAAGACATTGACATTAGCGGTGCTTTAACTGCAACTACAGGAGTAGGCGCTACTGAAACAGCTACCCTGTCTGCTGACAAGACCATCGACTTCAGCAGCTACCAGAATTTCGTGTATACGCTAGGTGCTAACATCACCCTGTCTAATCCGACTACTGAATCTGTAGGTCAATCAGGCTTCATCGTGTTTATTCAGGATAGTACTGGCTCACGCACAGTATCACTCGGCACTGATTACGAAACCGCAGCTGGCGCAGGATTGACGCTATCCACTGCGGCATCGACTACTGACGTTGTACCGTACATTGTCGTAGCAGCTAACCGAATCATCTTGGGCGCACCACAACTGGCATTCAGCTAATGTTTGATACTTCACAATTACTGGCAGCACAAGCAGGTGGCGGTACTGATGGCAATCCGCTGTATGACTACAAGATAGAGCAGTCACTACGCTTCAACGATGACGATGGTGCGATGCTAAGTCGTACACCAAGTAGCGCAGGTAATCGTCGAACTTGGACATTTAGTTTTTGGTATAAATCAATTCACCAACCCTCTTCTAGAAGTCCAAACATATTATGTCCGGGAAATAATGGTACCAGTGTAGGTTCAATTTATTTTAATGGAGGAGACCGTAAGTTATATTGGTATGACTACCAGAGCGGTTTGAATTGGTACTTAATAACAGAACAGGTGTTCCGTGATCCTTCCGCTTGGTATCATATTGTTGCTGTGGCTGACACAACAAATTCAACCAGTAGTGACAGGGTAAGGCTGTATGTAAATGGCGAGAGAGTTACAAGCTTTAGTACTGAAACTCTTCCAAGT